AATCCCATATAATCCCAATATCCTGAACTAGCATCTGTATCAATAAAAAACATTTTATCACGTGGGAAATCCGGATACTCCTCTTCAATCTTTTTTACTAACATTTTCCACATCTCTCGACTGTATTCTAACTGTTGATATTCTTCATCAATAGAAATTGTTAAAGAACAAACATTTCCTGAAAATAAACATTCTGTATTATTTTCAGATAAACCTGTCAAACAACAATCTCCACGTTTCATTCCATCAAGATATAATGAAACCATACGTGTGGTTTGATATAAATGAAAGTTTGGAGTCGTTACTTTTTTATAGATCAACATCTTTTCTTTTTTCATTTCTAGAAATAAAAAATCAAATTTAAGATTATAATAAAAGTGTTAAAACAAACATTTTTATTGGATAATGATTTACCAATGAAAATTCAAGAATTACAATTAACCAAATAAATAAATTTATATTTATATAAAGAATATGAGTATTTTTCCATTTTCTCATAATACATTGATGTTATTAAATATTATTTTAGCATCAATTCATATTATATTATCAATTATAGTTTTATATTTAGTTATATGTAAAGTTGAAATACCTTCATATATATTACCTGGATTTTTAATAGTATCAATAATTACTTGTTTGTTAATCTTATTATATTCTATTGACTGTAAAAATATTCAAATGGATAAACATTAAGATAAATTTCTCCTGATTCTTCTTTAAAATCATCATGTTATACAATTTCTTCGGATATATAAATCATATTTTCACTTTTTTTTGTTTTTAAAATTTTTTAAGACTTTAAAAAATTTATCAATTTTGTAATAATAAATACTGAACTTGGATAATAGTCTTTAGAGTACAGGAAATCCGAGAGCACCACCAGAGATACGGATGATGTTGTTGTTGACACAAGTTGTGATGAAATCATATTTAGTTGATTGAACTGTAACTGTTGCACCAGCGACAAAATTTGTATTTGTACTTAAAGTGAAAGAGTTATTTTGAGCAGTCGATGAGAAGGGGACAATACTAACGTTGGTTAATTTGCCATAGTTGGTGCTTCCCATAGGATCAATGTTATAGTAGTCAAGAGAGTATGAATAACTGTGGTAACCAGTTTCAAGAGGGATAACAGGAGAGTGAAACCAGGGGTTGACAAGAGAGAAGTAGTCGGATCCCATGTTTTGGAGACGTTGAGTGTTTTCATAGATGAGGGAAGTGTTATCAACGGGGTCAGAGCCAGCAGTAAAATCAACAACACCGAAGAGAGCAGATTGAGGAGAAACTGCAATGTTACCAGATTGTCGAGGACCAAGAGGAACTTGAGAATCAGTGGTGTAGTTAGACCAGGCAGAAAAGTTTGATTTGTTACGAGCAGCCCAGAAGAGAACCTTAACAGCATGTGAGAAACGGATATCAAATTGAGGAGTAATTTGAGTTCCTCCGGTTAAACCAAGATATGCTGATGATACAGTAGTATTCGAGTTATTAAATGATTGAACAGGTGCTGTTTGAACTTGTTCAATCAAGATATCACGAGGGGCACAAGCCATCTTCTTACGTTCTTCATTAGAAACAATAGCATAGTTAGCCCATACTTGACAAGCATTACTAATATCAGGAGTGACGTTACCTGAAATATCACTTTGAGCAGCTTGAACTGATTGCCAGACACCAGTCGAAGCTACTAATTGAGCAGGATTTAAACCACCAAAAGAGTTACTAAAAGAAGGTGGAAGTGGTGTAGATGAAACAGTACTAGGTACCCATACATCTTTGACAAGTAAATCACTCCAGTTACGGAATGAAAAGTTAATACGCATTTCATTGTAAGGTAAAGCAGCTGTAGGTAAAGCAATGCCAGAATCACGAGAAAAGAAGAAGGGAAGAGGGAGATTGAGAACTTGAGAGGGTAAGACTTGAGGGCCATAAGAAGGTACTGTTGCTGAAGTTTGAACACCACCAAGACCTACAAGAAGTAAAGGATTAGCAGCTACAGGGTTAATAAGTTGGTTAACGTTACCAATCATTACATTGTAACCGTTGCGTTTACCAGCGGGAACAGTGAAAGCTGACCAGAAATCAAGGTGAAAGTTATCAAAACGAGCAGCAACTAAATCGTTAAATGTAATACTGCATTCTTGAATAAGATTGTGCATGAGGTTACGAGTCCAACGTAATACATTAATATTATTAGCTCCAGTATTACTAGCACCGAGAGTAGTATTTGAAGTAGCTGCTGTAACAGAGGGTAAAACGACACGTAACCAGGTGTGAAGGAGATAATCACCAGCACGAGAGATAGATACGGACCATTGTTGACCAAAACCAGCTGAGCCTGATGAACGACTGAGGACAACGGGCACTTGGGTAAACCATGTAGATTTGCGAACTTCACGAACGAAGTAGGCAATAGATTCGGATCCACCATAGGTGTATTTTTCTTGTTCGTCATAGGTAGCGAGATCGATAAAACCAGATGTTAAGTTGGAAGTAGCGATGGACATTTTATTATAGAGGAGAATTTTTTTTTAAATTAATATTTATTTTATTTTATTTTAAATTGTGTTTAAAGAAATTATAAAAGTCAGAATTAGTATCGAAAATTACAAAAACAGATATAGACAAAGTAGATGGATAAATTTTATAAAGAGAAGACTACAAAGGATGGATTATGTGCAAATTGTAAAAGTTGTAAATCAAACCAAAAGAAAGAGTATATAAAGAAAAAATTAAATAATAAATCTGAATCAGTGTAGTTTATTTATCTTAAAAAGATAAATAGTTATAAATGGAGATTGATATATTAAATATAGATAAAAATATACGTGATAAATGGAAAATGAATGATGAAAAGATGAAAGAGTTGGAGAGAGAAATAACTGATATAAAGGAGATATTAGAGACAGATTTATCGATACATATTATAAAGGATTTACGTGATAAATTAAGTGAATTGGATAAAAATAAAAAAGAGATGATTGATTTTCAGACAAATTTAAATTTTTATATTATGGATGTAACTCCTATTTTAGAATCATATAAGACTATGATTTCACAATCTTCAAAGATTTCGTTCATGTCAAAAAAAACAACAAATCAGAATGATGTTCGTATTATTGTTAAAAAATATTTAGAAATTTTAAAGACATATCATATTGATTATGGTGATTTAGATGATATTGTTTCAAAGAATAATAAATCTCCTGTAAAAAGAAAGGAATGTAAAAAATGCAAATCAAGTGTAGAATTTGTTTTTAATGAATATAATAATGTGGAGATATGTGAATCTTGTGGAACACAAGAAGAAAAATCATATAAATCGTCTTGTTATAAAGATATATCAAGGGTAAATGTATCAAATAAATATACATATGAACGTCGTATTCATTTTAAGGATTGTATTAATCAGTATCAGGGAAAACAAAATTCAACAATTGATCAGAAAGTGTATGATGATATAGAAAAACAATTAATGTTACATGGAATTATTGATAAAGATGAAAATGTAATGAATCGTTTTTTACGAGTGACAAAAGAACATATTTTATTATTTTTAAAAGAAACAGGACATTCAAAACATTATGAAGATATTGTATTAATCTATCATAAATTAACAGGTAAAAAAGTTGATAATATTTCTCATTTAGAAGATGTATTAATGGAAGATTTTGATAAAATATCAAATGTTTATGATCAAAAGTTTAAATTTACTGGAAAAATTGATAGAAAAAGTTTTATAAATACACAGTATGTATTATTTCAGTTATTACGAAAACATAAATATCCTTGTAAACAGGCTGATTTTAATATGTTAAAAACATTAGATCGAAAAAGTTTTCATGATGAGATTGTAAAGGAGATTTTTGAACATTTGAATTTTAATTTTACACCTATTTTTTAATTTATATATAAAGATTATACTAAACTAAAATGTCAATCTTTCAAGATAAAAAAATATTAATACACATCTCTCTTGAAGTTGTTGTGATTGGAACTATGGTATATTTTTTTTATACAAAATCTAGGCAACTAGAAGAACGTATGAAATTATTAGAAGAACAACTTGTAAAAACATCTCAACTATTACATGAAGACATGAATATGTTAAAAAAGAAAATAAAAACATTAGAACAAAAATCTCCAAAGATTGAACCAATGTTTGATTTTGTAACATTAAATGTCCCTAGACAACCTGTAAAACAAAGTTCACCAAAAGTTACAGTTATAGAAGAAGTAGAAGAAGTAGAACAAGTAGAACAAGTAGAAGAAGTAGAAGAAGTAGAAGAAGTAGATTTAGATAAAGAATTAGATAAAGAATTAGAGAAAGAATTAAATGAATTAGATATTATTTAAAGGATTGTGCTTTAATAAAAATGAAAAAATTAATTTATGAAAAGTGGTTTGAAGAATATAATTCAGAATTAAAAGAATTATTTTCAACATTAAAGTCTATTTTAAAGAATAAAAACATGGTATATAAAGAGTATCAATTTGATACATTTTGTAAATTGATTTATTCAAAGAGTTCAAAATATGGATGAAGATGAAGATTTTTTTGATAAAGATATCACAATAGATGATATAGATGAATCTTATTTACAAGAAAAATGTGATGAACTTGCTTATGAATGTGTTTCGGAGAGTTTATTTTTTATTAAAAAATATGTGTATGATAAGGGTATACCAATAGCAGAAAAGTTAACTTATGATGATTTATTTATGTATTTTTTTGTAGATTAATAATTTTATAAAATTATTAATTTTAAGGTTTTGTGCTTGGCATTAAACATTCAACTAAAGCTCTTTGTAAGTCTGTTAATTTACCAAGATCTTTTAATTCAATATCTAAATCAACTTCTTCTTCTTCAGGTTCAGATACAACTTCTTCTTTTACTTCTTCTTTTACTTCTTCTTTTACTTCATCTACTAGGGGAAATGCTTGATCAAGTGTTTCTTTTCTACCAAGAAAATATTTTCCATTAAAGGAACGTCTTTCCATTCCTTCATAATAAGGACTCATTGTTTCATCTACACACATTTTTGACAATAAATCACAATCTCCTTCATCACATGGATTATTGTAATCACATTTTTTACCTTTACGTAATTGTTTAAGATATTCTAATTTAGGTCCTGAACGCTCAATTTTTTTCATATCTTTTAATGTGTGATAGATAGATGCATCTAATAAAATAGAATTTTCTGTATCTCCATCAAGAATATCTAAATATTCAGATACTTTTTTATTCGTCTTTAATGCTCTTAAATATTTTAATAATTTAGCTGTTGATAAATCATTAGCCTTTTCCTTAATAAAAGCTTTTGCTTCCTCTATTTGTGAAGGGTTATATCCTTTTACAAGATCATTATAAATAGATTTTGTAGCTACAGGAGGTCTTACAGGTGATTTAGGTGTATGTTTACTTTCAGGTGATTTAGATTTAGGTTTCTTAGGTGATTTAACTTTACGTTCAGGTGATTTAACTTTACGTTCAGGTGATTTAACTTTACGTTCAGGTGATTTAGATTTAGCTTTAGGTGATTTAGATTTAGGTTTCTTAGGTGATCTTGATTTAATCTTTTTAAAGTCTTTTAAATAGTGATAAATTGTTGCATTTAAAAGAGTAGAATTATTTGAATCTTTATCTAGATTTTCTAATAATTCTAAATCAGTTTCTTTTTGTAATTTATTTAAATATTTCATTAATTTTTCAGAACTTTTATTATTTTGAACTGTTTTCATAATTGATTGTAAAGCTTTTTCTTTTTGTTCATCTGTATATTTATCTAATACATTATCATATTTAGATTCAGCTTTAGCTTTAGGTGATTCAGCTTTAGGTGATTTAGATTTAGGTTTCTTAGGTGATTCAGCTTTAGCTTTAGGTGATTTAGATTTAGGTTTCTTAGGTGATTCAGCTTTAGCTTTAGGTGATTTAGATTTAGGTTTCTTAGGTGATTCAGCTTTAGGTGATTTAGATTTAGGTTTCTTAAGTCCTAATTTTTTTCTGTATTCTTCTGCGACTTCTGCGACTTTTTCAGCAGTTGGACTTTCATAGTCATCATTTTCTTCTAATTCGATATTTTTATAGATAATAGCTGATAATTTTCTTGCTAATGGTTCTTTTAATTTATTTTGGTCTGTTCTAGTTTTTGCAGTTTTAAATTGTGACTTTAAATCATTCCAATCTTTAGTATAAATACTTTCATCAAATTCTCTAGCGATTTCGATAAATGGTCTAATCTCAGGTAATTTATTTGTTTTCATGATTAAATCATAAAGTTCATTTTCAGTTAATTGATTTAAATGTTCCATTTATTTATAAAATAATTTTTTTAATTTATAAATTTACATCAGGACCTCTCATACGTCTTTTTGGTGCTTGTGGTTCTTCAGTCATATTAAAGAGATTGCTTCCTATTTTTTTCATAACCATTTTTGTTACAATGAAAATAGCAGCATTAATTAATATAGTAAATAATAAACGAATTTCAACTGGCCACTTACTACCTTCAGGAACATAGTTTTTCTCACCTAATTCAATTAAAAGATGTTCATATTTACTCATATTTACAATTTGTTGTTTTGTAAAATCTTGCATATCAAATTTTAGCCAGTATCCAAGTACAAATTCTGTAATATAAAATCCTGTAATAAGATAACTTTTATATGTTTCAATATTATTATCTACATTAACTTGTCGAATTGTTGCATCATATGTACGTTGCATGGTAGAATAATCACTATGAATACTAAATTCTGGTATATTAGCATTTTTATATGATTTGCGTAATAAATCAAACTTGAATAAAAGTTCTCTTTTTAAATCTTCATCATCAAATGTTTGTCTTGATACATCAGTCATTGTCTTTTTAGGAAGATAAGAACCACCTGATATTTCAGAAAGACGTGGAGCTGTTTGAATTTCATCATCATTTTGTTTTATAACTGGATCTTTTTTATCTTTTAAAAGTTCTTTTAACCGTGAAGATAATCCATCATCTTCTTCTTCAGGAGAAGATCGTTTTTCAGGACTTTTATCACCATCAGAACGAGATCTTTCTCTTTCTCTTTCACTTTCTCGATCTTTTTCACGTTCTTGATCTTTTTCACGTTCTTGATCTTTTTCAGGCTCACTATTTTCTTTTCGTTCAGGTTCGGGATCACTTTGTTCTCTTCGTTCGGGTTCACGTTCACGTTCATGTTCACGTTCTTTTTTAGTAGGAATATATTCTTTGTTAACTAGATCCAATTTGATTTTGCTTTTGTTTTCAACTAGTTCTAAATACATATTAGGCATCCTTGGGAAATTTTTAGGTCTAAAAGATGGTCTATCTGTAGAAAGTTTCGTTACAGTAATAATTGGTTTTCTCAACATTTTTACTTTATTGAAAGAGCTTTAAATGATTAATTATTTTATTAGAGAAGATTTTGTAAGATTATATCCAACTGAAAAAAGTTCAAGTTTTTTTGAATGAGTAATATGAAATTCATATATTTTTATAGATTCCATTTGAAGATGAATTATTTTACAATTTTCTTTTAATGATTTTAATTGTAATTCTAATAATTCATTAATTGGAATCATAATAATAGTATAAAATTTATCAATCATTTTATAATATTCATCTTTTGATTCATTTTTTAAATTAAAAATAACGATATTGATATCTTCATTTAAGTCTGTTATTGGTAAAAATGGACAATTATCAACAAGTCCTCCATCAATAAAATATTCATCTTTATAAATACAATCATTGAAAATAAAAGGTAAACTACAAGATAATTGAATTGCTTCAATACATAACATATCTGGATGTGTATGATATGAAATATATTCTTTTTTTCGTTGTGTAATATTATATGTACATGTATATAAAACTTTTCCTAAATTATCATATAACTCTTTTAATGTAGGAAGATATCCTATTTTTTCATTTGTCATTTCTTTAAAGTGTGTTAAAAACATTGAAAAATGATACATTCCTTCTCCTTTTAAAAAAGAATCTATATTTGCATCTTGTATATCAAATACTTTTTTAGAAATGATATAAATAATCATTTCAATTGGTGTATAACCTATTGCTAAAAAATAACATATAATAGCACCTATACTTGTACCAGAATAATATTTAAAATCACATAGTTGATGATCTAGTAAATATTGTATTCCACCTAGTATACCAAAACCTTTTATACCACCTCCTGATAAAACAATTCCTTTAAACATAGATAGATTTATTAAATTTATCTATTTAAATTAGACTTTTTCAATTAATTTTTTAACTAAAAGTGCACAGACAATAATTAATAAAATAATACATACAATATAGATTGAATAATCACTATTATAAAATTTTGAACAAATAGGACAATTTTTTATATGATTTGAAATTGTTAAACACGATATATCTTCTGGTAAAATATGTTGTTGTTGAGGTTGAAATATTTGTTGAGGTTGATACATTTGTTGAGGAGGTAACATAGGTTGTTGAGGAGGAGGTAGTGGAAAAAAATCGTTTTGCATGCCACCATTTATGCCATATGAATTATCTTTATATTTTCGAATATGTTTAGATTGGATCTGACTATTATATTCATCACGTTCACGATTACCTTCATCTATATAAGTTGGAGATTGTATAGATGATACATCAAATAATTCATCTATAAATGTAACATTTTTATTCATTTATAATATAGATTTATAAATTTTTTTTAACAATGAATTACCATCTTTTATAATTAAATCATCTAAAATAGTTTGAAATGTTTTTTGATCTGAATGAATTTCCATTTTTACTTTTTCTAACTGAATTTTTACACCTTTTTCCATATATTCTTTATACTGTTCAGTCTGTTTAAATAGTTTAAATTCCTCTTGTGTTGCTGATAATTTAATTTTTGTAGATGATTCTTTTATTTCTGGTAAAGTTGAAAGTGTTGCTTTTACTATCTTTTTCTTTGGTACATCTAAATCAATTGTTGTTATTTTTTGGTCTTCATCAATGTAACAAACTATACGTTTATCTGAATCTCCAAATGAATGTTGTAAAGGTGTTCCAGGATAATAAATATTATCTATTATTTGATGATCATGAATATGTCCACTAATCACTTGAGGATATTCTTTATTCCATTCGTCTCCTTCAATAGATACAATTGCACCCATTTTACATCCTTTAAATTCTTGATGGGCAAAAATGACATTACATTCTTTCCAGTTTTGATCTATTGTTTCTAATGCTTCAATAAAACGTTTATTTTGAACATATGGACATAACATGAATATAAAATTATTTATATTTCGTTTTACAGGTTTATCAATAATATGTATATTTTCATGATTATAAAAAATAGTTAACCAATGATTTGAAGTTAAAAATTGTTGATTATTAATCATATCATGATTTCCAACAAGAACATCAACAGGTGCATAGGTAGATAATGTATTTATAAAATGCAATGTTTTATTTAACGCTTGTGTAAAGATTCGTTCATGATAATGCATAACATCTCCACCGATAATAATACGATCAAAAGATATTGATTTACATATTTTTTCTAGTTCAGAAAGTAAAATATCAACTTCATGATGATTATCTGTTTTAATATGAGGATCTCCAATAAATAAAATCTTCATTTTATTTATTTTATTTTTGTTTTTATCAATTCAATTTTAATGATTCTTTTGATCATCTTTCTTTTTTAATAAATTCATAGTGTACATGACACCAGCAGCTAAACCAGCAAGAGCTACAATAACATAGACTGAGTTTTCAACCATTTTAGCGTTATCACCGGCAAGAGATGCCATTTTTTCAACGAGATTGCATCCAGCAACTTGAAGACCCCAATTAAGAGCTCCAACGACAGTAACATAAAATAAGACGACGAAAATAACGTGTTTAGTATCCATTTATTATAAAAAAATAAATTATAAATAATAATTAAAAAAAATATTAAATAAATGTTACAAAAATTTTTATCGATTCAACAAAATGTACGTTTATACCACTGGACTACTGATGTCTATACACAACATGTAGTATCTGGAGAACTCTATGAAAAACTAGATAAATTATTTGATAGGTTTATTGAAACATATCAAGGACAAGAGAAAAGATTAACATTTAAAAAAATAATGGTTGAATCTGTTTCATTAACATTAGATGATCTTTTACTTGAATTAGAAAAATATAAAAAATATTTAATGACATTAAAGTTAAAGGAAGATTTATCAAATATAAGAGATGAGATTGTAGCTGAAATACATAAATATATGTTTTTATTACGTTTAAAGTAAAAATAAATGTTGATATTTTTTAATTGAATTATCCATATATTCAATCATTATTATTTTTTCATGAGATTCATCTCCTTTTTCAATTATTTTTTCTAATTCTTGATTGTATACTATAATGAAATATTCACTTTGATCTATTTCATCTTTTATTTTTTTAGATAAATATAATTTACCTTTTATAATTAGATAATAGATTGCTAAATTTTGAAATGTATAATATACAGTTGTATCATAATTTTCTATTTTTGATAAATCAGATGTATACAATAAAATATTATCAAAACTTTGAAAATCTGAAATTTCTTTATAAAAATCATAAAATTCTTTTGATTCATAATAACTATTTACTTTTTGATAATCATTCAACATACGTAATCGTAATAAACATATTAATCTCTTTAACGTCTCATTATTTTTAACAATTATTTTATCATCTTTATAGTAACCACATTTTATCATTGTTTTTATATTGATAATAGAAGAGGGTATGATAGAATAGTCTGGATTTTGAATTAAAACATGTTGATCAATAAAATCTTTAATTAGATAAATTAAATTTGTTTTATCTTTATCTTTGGAGAAATCAGAAAATAGATAGATAAAGAATTCTCCTAGAATAAATGATATTTTTTTAATCATAATATATTTAGAAAGTTTATTTTCTGTTATTGTTTGAATTTTTACATGAAACATGGAAGGAATTTTTATTTTTTCAATTTCTTTTGGATCACTTTCAAAATTTGTTCGTTCTTCTATAGGTAAATTAAGTGGTGGGATAGGATCACATAATAGACATACATTTGTATTTGTAATTAGACATCTTGTTTTTTTCAGAGAGTCTAGTACTTGAGATTTAATATTAGTTAAATCTGGTTCAATAGAATATTTTAAAAGAGGTTTTTTAGTTAATGTAAGATAGAATTGAGTTTTTTCAATAGGTAATTTCATTGGAAAAAATAATTTATATTCATCTTTTTTCATAACAATTAATTCACATCGAAGTTCTCCTGTTCTACCATCTTGATTTTCTAATATAATTACAGTTTTATCATATGTTTTTTTATATTCTAAATAAGGTCCTTTATGAAAAGGACTAACAAGTGTTACAAATTTATCTTTATGTGTTCTTGAAAAAACATATATATGACATTGATAAAAATATTCTAAAAGTTTAATCCATCTTCTCGGATCTAAATATTTATCTTTATTTTTATATAATTCTTTCATTTCTTTCATAGATAAATCTGGATTTTCTTGTGATGCAATAGATAAAGAAGAGATAGATACTTTTTGTTCTACTGATTTTTGAACACATTCTAAAAAACTATGTTTTGTATCAGAAACACCAAGACGATAAAAATAATGATCTTTAAATAAACTTGACAATAATTTTTTTAAATTAGTTGGTATTTCACCATAATGTCCTTTTGGTAATAAACGATGTAATGTTGAAATAATTAATTGTTGTTTATGATCCTTTTTTTCTTCATTGAAATAGTAAATATCAATATTATTATTATTATTTTTTCGTTCTTTATAACAACAAGGCAAATATGGATATTCATTCATATTTGCAAGTGTATTTTCCATTAATCCAATGTTTGGATATACTGAATTACTTTTACAATGATAACAATAATCATCTTCTGGATATTGTATATAATCAACATATTCTTCCATATCTCCAACATCTTTTTTTTCTATAATTTCAGGTTGTCTATCTGACTCACATTTTCTTGTATATCCAGAAACAAATAAAGCAGGTTGTATATTTTTTAATATCTTTTTTTCTTCTTTTTCTTCAATTTCTGGTTCTTTTTCTTCTAAATTAATATATTTTCTATATAAAGGAAAAATTGTATCTTTTTTTGTTTGATATATAGTTAATACTTTTGATAAAAATGAAATAAAAGAAGAGATTGTATTCATATCTTTAAAACCAGATAAACGTAAACGCACATAATAAGAACCAGGTGTAAAATAATAACTTTTAATTTCCATATCATTTTTATCTACTTTTTTACAAATAATATTACAAGATACATCAACTTCTTTTCCATCTTCTAATCCTCCATTAAATTTAGTAAGTATACCAGATTTTTTTGTACTTGCTTTAATACTCTCATCTACACTTAGAAATTTTGAAATAATAGTATCATTCATAATAAGATGACTAAAAATATATTTATTAAAATAAAAATTTGGAAAATAATATACACCATAAATATCATATTCATCTTTTTTTTCTTTAAATTCAATTGGAAATAAAAAGATTTCAGAAATATATTTTTTAAAATCAATCACTTCTGAAAATTCAAAATCAATACTAATTTCAAATGTAAGAATATCTGATTGAAGTGAAATGAATCCTGTAATAAATTGATTTTCTATATATAATTTTACAATAATTTTATCATCAAAACTTTCATTCCAATTATATGGAAACGATTTTTCAATTTTGCAAATATTTTTAAAAGACATAAAAGGTATATATGTGGTTGATTTCATATTACTATATAAATAGTCGAGTGAATAAGAAAATATTGATGAAAAAGAAATATGATATCGTTGTTTTTTAAATTCAGTATGTTTTTGTTCTTTTATTCTTTTTATTTCTTTATAGATATTATCATTTTCTTCTACTTTTGATTTAAAAAAACGTTTTTTCTTACTAACAGATTCTTCAAATTTTTTTTTATTAAAATCATCAATCCATAATGCATTCCATTTATATTTTTCTATTATATTTCGTAAATAAGGATAATTATTAAATTCCTCAATCTCATCTTCTTTTTTATAAAAAAGCCATAAATGTATTAATGTCTCTGGATCAAGATAAGGAAAAATAGGCAATGATTTATAAAAATCTTCAAATAAATCTCGTGTTTCAAAAATTAATTCATTTATGAAATAAACCTGATCATCTTTTATTTCTGAAATATATTCAGGTAATGTATCAAATGATACTGAAATTCGATAAAATAAATCTTCTTTTGTATCTTCTTTAAATGTAGAAATCTCTTTTTCATTTATAATCATTTTTATATAAAATAAGTTTTTTATATAATTCATTCAAAATCAAATTCATTTCCATACTCATCTTCATGTTCTTCTGCATCATAATCTGCACCTGTTTCTAACTCTTCTTCTACATCTTCTTCTTCCTCTTCTTCATCATCATCTTCAAAATTAAATTTTTCTTCCTCTTCTTCCATTTCGCCTTCCATTTCATAAAGAGGTTCTTCTTGTTCTCTCATTGATTGTTTAAATGTAACTTTTTTGGAAGATTTGAATAATAATATTCTGCTAATGATATTTTCTACTTTAATAGGGTTACGTATGATATATTCAATATATTGTTGAAAAATAAGAGTTAAATCGATTAATTCTTGATGTTTTTGATTTTCAATAGGAATAAAAGGTAAAATCATTTCTTGATAATGAAAATTATATTTTAAATCTTTGTTTAGTTTTACTTTTTCATTTGATAAATAAAGTAATTGAAATGCAAAGTGTAATGTATTTTCATTTAAAATAAAATCAGGTTGAAACATTTTAATTGTATCAAAAATATTTAAAAATGCAGAAACACATAAAGAACGAAGTAAAGGAATTCTTAATTCTTTTTCATCCATAGATAATTTTAACAAGACAAATGATGTTTTTCCATTGTCTTTTATATCTGCTCGCTCAACTATAAAATGAGTTAGATCTGAGAAATTATAATTAAAAGGGACTTTTAAAACGACTGTTTTTGTTTTTTCAGTTACAAGTAAAAGTCTAGCAATTTCTTTTATATTCATTTTATCTAAATATAATTCAAATTTTCCAATAGGAACATTCTTATAATCTCTACCTCCCCAAGGAGCATCAATATAAACAAAATAAGATTGATCAAGTGATGCATTTAAGAAACTAGAATTGAATGCTTTAATTTGTTTTGTTTTATTAAATTCAACAATATTTTGTTGAAGTAATTCAAATGTATCTGGATTAATTTCATAAGAATGAATTTTTGATTTTGGAAATATAGTTGAAAAATGAATTGTATCTACACCAATATGAGCAGTTGCATCAACAATAACTTTATTTTCATTTATATCAAACCATCTTTTAAAGACTTCTTCTACAGGTTTTACATGTTTAGGTAATAATGAACTATATTGACTTTCTTCAGTAGTATGAAAACGTCTAAAATCAATTGTAGTTTTTTCTTTTAATAATCTTTCATCAAAATGTCCAGATTTTACAGATTTACTAGGTTGAATTTTTGATTGTCGTGCTAACATGTTAAAATTATCAAAAGGTAATAATGAAACACCTTCAAGTGATGTTAATGATTTTACTTTTCTATTTTTTTCCATTAGTGCAAAGATAGGAATATCTTTTTGTAATTTTAATGAAATTTTATAGATATAATAACAATACATCCATAATTCTTCAACACAATCTTTTGTAACAGAAAACATTCTTTTAAATTCAATTGGAACAGATGATTTATCAAAATCATCAAATTTAATTTGATGAATACAATCTAAGAAATTTTTAAATATAAATTGAAAAGATTCAATATCGGTATAAGATCCAACATTATTTTTAAATGATAAAAGCATTTGATATAAATCTTTTGTTTTTTGTAAACTAAATTTTCTTATTTTTTCATCTTTTAATAATTCATCTAGTTTATTTTCTTTTTCTATTTTAACAAACATTTTATAATCTACATCTCCATACATTTCATATAATTGTTGTCTTTTTTCTACTAAATATTTTCCAATAAAATTAAAATGATCTCCAAGAATAAGATCTTCTTTATCATTGAAAATAATATCTTTATATTTAGTTCGAGTAGATAATAATAATTGATAATCAAATTTTTGTTTATATTTACTATCAAGTAATTCTTTTGCTTTATGTGTAACTGTTTCATATACATATTTATTTTTATAAAATTCATATACTTTACCTAATTCTTGGTCACTAAGAAACAATCGATCATCATCTGGATTTTTTATTTTGTGATAAGCTTTATCTTTAGGTACATCAATTGATTCTAATAAATGTTTAATAGCATATTGATGAACATTAAAATAAAAATTCTTATCTTTCATCATCATATCGTAAAAAGGGCTATGCATATTATCTTCACGAATAATATATAATTCATTATTCTCTTTTTTGTCTTCTTTTTCTACTTTATATTCCATAAA